TCAAATTAGATTTTCTGTTATCTAATTTACAGCTATTGATATGGTCACAAACCATTCTTTCAGGGGTATTCATTATTAACCTATGCATAGCTACATGCCGACCTTTAACTGAACGTCCTGCATAACTGTTAAATAAGCACCACTTCCATTGATTCAGATATTCGTAATCTTCATCATCAACTATAACAAACTGGTTTTTTGGTAATAATATTTGTTTCATAATTTTCCTATATGTTCCATTCCGCACCATTCACTGCTACTTTTATTTGCTCCGTTACTCTTAATCTAAACGTAGCTTGGAAATACGCCCCAAGCTGCCAAAACAATACCCCACGCTCATTAAATTGCCCTACTTGGCCTATAGTACCTTCATAAGTAGTGCCAAAGCTCCTACCGCCATCTTCTGATATTCTAAGCTGTGCCACAGGATTAGTTCCATTTCCTGTCACATTACCTGTTCCAGTTTCAAAAAATACCGCTAGGTTTTTAATTCTAAAGCGTACCGATTTATTAAATATATGTGTGAATATCCTATCTCTTGCAATATCTGCACCATTGTCAGAGTAGAAATTAATTGATTGCTCGTAAACATTGCCGTTTAATCTATCAAGTGCAATAATTTTACCAAACGCATAAAACAAATAACTTGTAAGTGGCTGCTCATAAGCACCGCTATCATTTAAATAAGCATCTTCAGTCCAAATACCTGTTGCAATATCTAGTACTAGCGCAGTTTCCATACCACCGCCTGTTATTGAACAATAAGTATGCCCCGCCTCTTGATACGAAATAATCCTAAATGAGCTAGGGTCTGTAGCAGCTTGAAGCCTTAATTCTATAGCGTCAGTTGAAACCCTCTTAGGGCTAAAACCATCAGCTCTATTTACAATGCCAAAGCCTTTGTCAGTTCTGCTTATCCAAAACATTGTATTATCTATTTCAGCTACAGCAAACGGAGCAAGCGCACCCACAGCTAATTGAGCCGCAGAATTTACCCTTTGGAATGGGAACGTTGCCGCCCCTGTATTGCTCCAAATTTCAATACTATTCGTACCCACAAGCCATAATTGGCCTGAAATACTTATTACACGCTGTAAGCTATCTGGGCTTGATTCAGCCGTTGCAAAGTCTAGTGCCGCCCACGTTAAACCATCATACGGCGCCGATATTTGGAAAATACCAGAGTTGAAACTCTTATTAATAATAAAATAGCCACCAATAAATGTAACTGTTACCGCACTTGGCAAGTTAGCTGTTACAACCTTAGTGAATACATTTGTAGCGTAAGTAAATATATAAAGATTTTGTTGGTCACATACCGCAAGCTGAAAGCCATTATCAGCCATTGTTACTATACCGCTATTTTGGTCTAAAGTACCACGTAGAGTAGAAGAACCATCTATTTGTTGTTCGTATAAGCCAGAACCAGATACTACAAACACACGGCCATTAGCAGGTAATATCCCGCCCCTTCCTGGGCCATTGCCTGTAGTTCCGATAAGATTTAGGCCAGGGCGTGAGATTAAACCAGCGGGACTTTTGCCGTCTTGGTCAACTATTATGCGATAGTTTACCGTCCTCTGAGCGTCCAAAGGTAATGAGTATTGCTGAGCAGAACCTCCAACTACATTAGCCTGGGACATTTAAAACCTTGTTAGTTACAATATCGTACCATTTAGCATTACTAAAATTAGGCGTAAGGCCATTAATTTGTAGATTGTTTATTTGAACAATACCTTTGCTCTCACTAGCATTTTGCCTAGCTTGGTCATCAACCTGAATAGAATAACTAGGAGCAAGTTCAAGGTATAAATTAGTTGTGATAGCTCTGCGATAACCGGGCGCAAGTGAAAGCACCGTATTAGCCGTGTAATTACCAATGTTGTCTTCAGTCCATATAACTATGCTGTATTGGTTAGTTGTTGGGATAGGAAGCACATTAGCTTTCATCAAAGGGAAAGTTTCGTTAAACCAAATACCCCAATTAGGCCATGTAGACGCTTGGCTTTTAAATGGTATTTGCGACCATTCTTGGTCATTATAACGATATAACGGGTAATCCTGTTGCTGTGCCGCTGGTAACGAAGTATTGCGAATAGTTTGGTTTATAATTGAGTTAGGGTAAGGAATGCTTAAATCCCCACCAACACCAAGTGTGTAAACCTGTTTACCAGCCACTAAAGAAAGGATATTAGCGCTTATACCATATGTAAGTAAGCCCTCAATACTCCAAGATTCCAGCATACCATTTAACTTGCGTAGCGCTTGTTGGGTCTGTTGGGCGGTAGGCTGCGCTTGATTGGCAAGAACCCCCATATCTAATAAGGTATCAGTAATGAGTGTTAATGCCGTATCTGCCATGATTCTAACCTATTTTATGATGGTCTAGCGAAGGGTTAATATATTCTGGGTTAGATACATCAAGTTTAGTTCTCCTGATGTATTCAGCCTCAGAGAGTAGAATTTTTACTTCTACCTCTGAAGCTTCTTTTTTCTTCTTCTCAGCCATAACTAAATAATTTTGTAGTTATAAACTGAAGTATCAGATGCAGTACCCGATACAGTAAAACCAGTACCAGCAGTAATAGTTTTAATTGATGGGATAGCACCAACTGTGCCGCCTACTGTTTTAAGAGTAATAACAATGCTAGAGTTCGCAGTAACTAGAGAGTTAGCTACCGTAACAGCAGAAGTGCCGTTCGCAGTAAAAGTACCACTTACAACTGAACCATCTGGTGCAGCCGTAAAGTTATTGTAGATTGGTGATGTTTGAACAACGTTTACCATAATATAGTTTCCTTATTTAAGTTAGTGGGGCAGCTTACGCCACCCCTAGATTAGTTAGCCTTGGATACGACAAGCAAGTTCTGGATAAGTAGCAGCCCAAGCGTATAGCACGTCAAAACGTGTCATGCGTTGGTTTGATTTACCATCGTAGAACTCAATCATAGAGATTGATAAGCCTGACATTTTATCTTTAACAACTGTAGCGTCAATAACACCTTGTTTAGGAGGCAGAGCCATTGGTACACAAGCAAATGTGAAAGCGTTTTTGTCATAAGCTAGTGATTGCTTAGATGTCGCAGTAGAAGCACCAGACACAACAGTTATCGCTGCGTTATCCGCAGGTGAAGCTGTTACGTTTTGGAAAGCACCACTTGGAGTAATTGAAGGGCTAATAGAGATAGTTGAGTTGCCTGAACCATCAGTAGTAGATACCGCAGTTACTACAAAGTTTTGTAGCTTACCAGTTGATTGGCGTGTTTGTGGATTTACTGTGTTTACATTAGCGATAGTGAATACATCACCAACGTTTAGTGTAGTTGTAGTAGCTGTCCAACCATCAGTAATCAAGCTTGCGCCTGTTTGGCTTGCACCGTTTACTAGTGGAGTACCGCCGTAAGTACCAGCAGTAAAGCTTTGGATAGCTGGGTCATCATAGATTTCAAACCCATAACCAGAACCCAAACGACCATTCGCATAAGCCTTATTAATAACACCTTGTGGGTTAAAGTAAGTCTTAACTGAAGTCGCTAGTGAAGCATTGGCAAATGAATCAAGAACAATTGTTCTGTCACCAGACGTTGAACCACCTTGTGAAGTGATGTAAGCACCAGCAGTTGCAAGAATTGATGCATCAGTAGGAGCAGTACCCGGTGTACCAACCACATTAGCTACTTGTTTGAACAAGCTAGTACCATCAGCTTCAATCTTAGCTGCGATAGTTGATGCAGCAGAATCAAGTACACCATCAGCCATACCAGCAGCTACAGCATCTAATGATAGTTGTAGTTGAGTTTGAGAGAATGATACGTCAACACCAAATTGGCTAAGTGTCATTGGCACTTGAGTAATTGTAGTGTTTTCAATATTCATTAGCTCACCTGTACGACCAATATAACGAGGCGGTTTGTTGATATTGATTATACCACCTTGTTTGCGTTGGGTATCAGAGATTTCGTCTTGGAAGTCGGTATTTACAGTAGTTACCATTGGCAACTTATTGCGCAAGATAGGAAGCATACGCTTCGCCATCATTGTATTAATTGGATAAGAGTTTGACATCTTAGGTATTCCTTTGATTGATTGTTTGAATTACCAACCAAAGGTTTACCCAAATGGCTGGCGCTATTTTCTCATATACTTGGCTTCAAATTCATGCTGTGGCATTTCTTCCAATTCTTCTTTAGTGAGGCTATTAACTGCTTTTGTGATAGCGGCCTTTTGTCCTACTGGATTAATTGGCGGCTTAGCTTGAGATTGCCTAACTGTAGGTTGAGGTGTTGTACCTTGAGATTTAATCCAGCTTTGAATCTGTTTAAGTGCGGCAGGTATTGCCTCTGGCTTATACATATTCAGACTTTTTAAATCGCCTGGGAAATTAACAAAGTGTGCTGCTAATTTAGCTGAATCAGGTGATGCTATAATCTCGTTCTCTAAAACTGAGCCAGCTTGAATCAAACCAGCAGTATAGAGCGCATCAACTTTATCATCAAAGTCTGGCATTTCAGTTCTAATTATATCAGCCTGTTCTTGGTAGGCTTCTATTTGTTTAGTTCTTTGAGCTTCTGATTCCTTTTTATCTCTTTCCGCTATAATTTGGGCAGCATCATACTTAGCCAAATCTCTAGCGTATGTGATAGCGTCATCATAATCTTTAATGTCAGGTTCTTTGCTTAAATCAACTTCACGCTTTGCCTCAACTTTAGGCTCAGATTGTTTAAGTCTCGCTATTTCGGCTAAAAGTTGCTTATTTTCTGCATCTTTTGTAGCCGCTTCACGTATTAAACGTTCTTTCTCAGCTTTGCGCTGTGCTGTGCGTGGATTTAAAGGTTTCGGTGTCACTTCCGCCTTTTCAGACGTGGATTCCGTTTGCTCATCAACTTTAGCCTCGCTACCGCTTGTCGGCTGCTCATCATGCGTTGATTGAATTTCTATTGAATCGTATGTCGTAGCCGCTGGTGCGGTAACAACTTCGGGTTCTTCTGACATATTATATCCTTTTTAAATGTTAGTCAAGTGGAATCTTAACCATTAAAACTCCATCGTTAGCATTATTACCATAAGCGCTTCCTGTTCAAGCAATAATTCTTCTATCTCAGCCTTATAATTGGCAAGTGCAATATTGATTATGTATTGTTCATTTAAGAGCTTTAACAGCTCGTGCTGCAAGCTTTTATCCGCAAGGCCACGTTTAAGGCGCTTAATCTCAAGCTGCTCTATCTTTAGCTCTTGAGCAACTAAGTCCTGCCTAGCTAATTCTTCTTGCCTTTGGAGTTGGTGTAGGCGCTCGGCCTTCTTATATCTCTCAACCTCATAACCATAAGGCACGTAGCTTTTTAACTTATTACCGTTAGGGTCGGGGTTTTTATGTCCATATAAAACTTGAAAGCCAGCTTGAAAACCCGCTTGAAACCCTAAAAACATACTAACCTACTGGTGCAACTACCCAGTTACCATTAGCACCTTTAACCGCAGTTTTTGGCGTACTTACAGTTTGGGTTAAGTTAACTACCGCCACGCTTTGAGCGTCAAGAGCGTTCTTAATACCGTCTAGCATTTGTGCCAACATCACAATACCTTGCGCTTGTTGCTGTAATTCAGCTTCTTTTAAGCTGTTATTAACTTGCATGTGCGTTTCACTTGGTTCTTCTGAAGGTTCTTGCTCTTGCTGGCTTTCATTATCTTGCGTCAGGCTTTGCAATGCTTCAAACTTTAACTTAGCTGTGTCAAAATCTAATTGCTGGATTTGTAGTAATGTTTTTTGGTTATCTACCAATAATTGCAATTTATCGTTCTCAGCTTTCATGGCTTCCGTTTGAGCCTTTAAAGTATCACTCTGCAACTTATTGTTACTATCAGCAATACTTGCCTGCGTTTCCAGCTGCTTACTTTTAAGCTGTTGTTCAGCCGCTGCAAGAGCTTGCGTGGTAGCCTGTAATTGGCCTTGCATTTGCTTCAAAGCATTACCCATTTGCTGCATTTGAGCCTGTACTTCAGGCGGCACATCTTTAAGATTAGGTTGGTCTTGAAGCTGTGGAGGTAATAATTTCTTGTAACGCTCTGCAATCTCTTGCGCCCCCGGCCAATCTTGCTCACGATAAACAATATCAGGCGCAACTTCCATAAGGTTAGTTGAGCCTGCAAGTTGAACCATTGCCGCTGCACCCTCTTGACGTTTAGTTGTGTATCCCGGGCCAACATCTACCATTACATCGTACGTTCCAAGCGTAAGGTCAAATATATCTTCTTCGCCTGCGTCAGTAGTTGTAACTTTGTTAATTTCTTGCGTGTAGTCAGTCTTATCTTCCTTCAATAACCTTACAACCCTTGAGCCATCATAAGTTTTCTGAATAAGGTCAAGAGCCACAATACCACTTGCTGTAAGCGCACGAGCCAAATTATCAGGGAAGTGAAACGTTGATGTTTCAGACTGCATATTCCTGCGCTGGATAGCCACGCCAGACTTCTCATTACTTACCGCACCAATGTTAGCTTGGTACTGCCCTGAAGCCTCGTTAAAACCTTCTTGCGCTATTTTCATAACTTCAACAAGAGAAGTTATATCTGCACTTTGTTGCTGTCTTTGTGGTGGCGGCGCTACTTGCCCATTAACTGTAATAGGATTGTATGGTAGCCATGCCGTGTTTTTAGTATTGGCGTTATCCCAAAACTGCGCTAGCGGCTCTGTTATCTGGCCTACAGCAGCGATATAAGGAGCAAGTGGCTGTGACGATACAGCCTGCACAATAGCGTTAGCTGCGTAATTAAACAGCTTCTGCGGTGGAATCATTGGCTCAACAGCACCAGAGTAATAAATCTTACCATCTTCGTATATAGTTTCACCAGCTACAAAAATGTAAGGAATGTATTTACCGTCCCACTCTTGTTCCTCTAATACTTCCATTGCAGTACATTTACGCCAAATAACCTTAGGAGTAATTACTACACGATAATCATAATTGTTTGGGTCACTAGGCTTTTCGCTAGTTACTTCACCGGTAATCTTATTCTTCCATAAGTCAGACTCAACATCTTTAACTTCCCAATATTCAGCACGCCTTACAGTTGTTTCAGTCGCCCAATCAGGGGCAGCATCACCAATACTTTGCAGGTCTAAGCTATCGTAGCTCTTACCTTCTTCACGGTTAAAGTCAGATTTCTTAACGTCTTCAACCTCAATTAAAAACTTCCTATCTAACTTGTCTTGTCTAGTACAAAACGGGTCATCGTAAATCTTGAATGGGTTAGGTATTTGCCCAATCTTTAGTATTTGGTCAAAACTTGTATCGTTCTCATACTCTTTAAGCCAGCGCCAATATCCCCAGCCATTTACTGTGGAATTAAACCCAGCCATATCGTATGCAACATCAGCTTGGCTTTGCGCTTGGATAGCACGCATTAAATCTTCAATAACACCAGCTACTTTTTCTTCCCCGTCCATATTAGCCACAACCTTAGTTTGCGCTTTATTCTGGCGGATTAAATTGGTTATTTGGCGAATAAACTTAGGGATTTGGTTATAGCTTTCTGTCGGCTGAATACCATTGCGGATATTGTAAATGTTATCGTCCCATTGGGATTTCCCGCCACGGTAAAACTGGATAGCTTTAAGGCCACGCTTGCGATTTTCTGCCTCGGCATCACTTGAGAGGTCAAAATTATCTAGCATACGCTGAACGGCTTTATCTTTCACAAATGAATAATCGCCCTTTGGCATACTTAACCCCAAATTTTTTGTTGATGATAACCTGGCAAGACTAAATTTGCAACAGAATTTTTCCGTGAATCTAAATAACTCGCCAAATATCTAAAACTATCAGCAATATCACTTGCCCAATCATGCACAGGCTTAGGTTTGTATACCTTCCTGTCTTCATCATATTCATAATGGTATTTTTTAAGTCCACGAATACCCTCAGCGCACTTATCTTTATCAATCCACAGTTGAGTAAGTAGTTGCCTTGATAGCTCATTTCCCGTCTCTACAGCAACCACAGGTAGAATAGTTATATTATTATCATGTCCAAGTCCCATTTGTTTTAATTGTTCAACAAGTGTTTGGCCTGTTCTTAAAGAGTTATGGCCTGCGTCATGTGGTAAAACATGCATTTCATAGTTGTAAGGCTTGCTTTTAATTAGGTTTACATAGTGGTCAATACCAACACCAGTTCCTTGATAGAAGTCTATTATCCTAGGCTCTTTACCTACTATTTGAGCAAACCATATAACGGTAGCATCTGAATAACCTAAGTCCCAAGCAGTAATAACAGGCGCACTTGGTGTATATGGCACTTTAGTAATACGGACAGGCTCACCTTCTGGTGGGTTTTCCATAGCATCAACCCATTTGGCTAGGATAGCACCCTCAGTTAGTCTTGTCGGTTGTCCTAGCCATACATTGCGGAATTTATCAGCATTAGTTGCCTGCATATTAGCAGCAAGCTTTAACAGTTCAGGCGTAATAAAGCGGTTATCTGTATAGTTTACCTTGCATAAGTAAGTGTCAGGTTGGGGGTTAGCTACAAAGTATTGATAAGCTGGGTCATCTTCCAACTCTGGGTTCATTGAAAC